CGCATCAAAGTCTTTTCATTGATGTGCGCTGATGCACTTATGTTGACCTTGATCTCAACCACTCTACCCATAGAGCGTTCATCACCAAGCGGACTCATCATATGTGATGGGCAACCTGACACATACAGAGGTATGTTAGGCATGTATCCGGCTACGTTGTACTCATGTGATGGCAGTCTCTCGAATGACGTAGATGCATGAGCCATATCCAATTCATCAGACATGTGTTGCCTACCATCTTTCCATCCATACTCTGCGAGTTCCATAGCACCATTAACGTCTACGTTACCGCTCCATTTGTCAGGGGCATCATCAGATGCACATCTACCCTTCCATTTAGGTATGTTAGGGTCTTTTAAAAACCCTAACATTTCATCAAAGGTCTCAAACCTCATAGCAAAATTATTATTAGCCATAACTTTCTCCTTGTTTAAACAGTCTTACACACCAGCTTCAGAACGAATCCTCTTCACAGTATCATCATCTAAGCCACCAAATACGTACTGACTAAGCACATCTTCCATGTCACATCCATCAAGTATTGCACGTCCACCCTTGATACTTGCTCTAGGTGATATGACACAACGTATCTTCATGTCATCCTTCGCCTTACGTAACTTCTGTACGATCTTCGTGAAGTTCCTGTCAGGACTGATCTTCAACTCAAGCTTTTCATCATAGTCAAGGCTGATGACTGGCTTAAATCTGTCAATCGTTGCACCATCAAGCTGATTCCTACCAACGTACTCCCTGTCTGCACCTCTACCATATGTGTTGGCACATGCAATCAAGCGGAAGTTCGGATGTTTCTTGACCACTCCACATGGGAAGTCAGCTACGTCATTCTCCATTGATGCATTGAGAGCAACCAATGCTTGTGGATTAGAACCATCGATTTCATCGAACAGGAACAAGCCACCATCACGAAAGCACTTGACGAATGAGGACTCAACGTAGTTACCATTAGCATCCATGTATCCTCTTACTTCGTAAGCTTGGAACATAGCACCGGACATACCAAATTGATAATCATCTTGGTCGAAGGCTTTGCCTAACATGTCTGTCAACTGCGTAGCCATTGTGGTTTTACCACTACCCGCACCGCCTACAAGAAGCACGTTATCGCCACGTATCAAGGCTTTGAGTACCTGTGGTAACTTCTCATGCATCAGACCATCGAACTCAACCGCACCGCTAGGCTTGGGTATCTCAACCACAGTCTTGCCACCGCCATGCTTTTCAATCAGATCAACGATCTGCTTTTCATTAACACCATCGTGGCAACCATCATCCAATGTTGGATGCACCTTCTTGATGATATCAACGATCTCTTTCTCAAGAGCGTTCTTAGGCTCATACTCCGGAGGAGTATCAGACTCACCATCGCCATCAGACTCATGCTCGGACTCGGACTCGGAAGAATCATCCTTTTCACCATCTGCATCATCTGCATCATGTGGCTCACCATCACCGCCATCGCCATCATCCGCATCAGCTTTTAGCTGAGCGATATCAATGTCGTTGTACAGAGCGATGAGTTCCTCATCGGACATCTGACTAGCACGTTTGCCATAGGCAACTGCTAACTTTTTAAGAACCCTACGCTCACCATCGGTGAGAGTATCCAATGTGCAAGGGAAACCAAACATTGCTTTAGCACTTTCAGCAATGCTGAGTATCAAATCTACATTCATGTGTATCTCCAATTAACTGCGTTTAAACAACGAACAGACTATCAGTCTGCTCACAAGCCGGACATGGTGCAGTTTCCATATCTAGCATAGCTACGTTCTTACGACTTGTACGGAAGTGAAAGTCGCAACTACCACAGGATACTTTCAGCATCCTAGTGGACTGTTTCTTAGTGAAGTCAATATCGATTGCTCCATGTGGATAGTCTCCTAAGAGACCAAGCACATCATCAATCTGCTCCTTCAAGCGGTTACCGGCATGGGTAGAGGTAAGTTTGCCCTCAAGACCAATCTTTCTCGCTAAGCGAGCAAATAAACCCTTGTGACCACTCTCATTCTTATCCACCACATGAACAAGTTCATGTGCAAGTATCTCCAATGCTTGAAAGCCATCATCGATCACAGGATTGATAAACACTTCAAAGTGATTATCACTTGATGCATCAGCATGTATGCAGACACCAAGCACCTTACCACCTCGGTGACGAGGTGCATATCCAACAGACACCCTGTAGGGTGGCATGTCATCCCAATGACCATCATCATTCGCAAAGGTAGAGATCAGTTGATCTGCACCTTCGGTGAGCCAAGCCTCACGATCAGTATAATTTTCCATAGTTTTTCTCCATGTTTAGTTTAAATACTCTCTTCACTTAAGTTCAGAGAGTAGTTTAAACAAAGGGTTATTAACAAGTTGGAACAGTTCCGCCATCAACTTTCACAAAGTGAAATCCGGCATCATCCCAACAGAATCTGTAGAGGTCATCCTTCTCTATTTCCCATTTAAGCAGATGCTTAAATTCATCGCCTTTCACATGCCCTACGCTCAGCCTGACATGCTTGCTTCCTGACCATGGGAGTAGGCACAAGTCCTCATACTTGCTAGGCAAAGTGTTGTCATCATCAGCGAAGTAGATTGAGCCTATCACTTCATCAAGCAAGGCTAATTGAGCAAAGCTTACATCTTTAGGCAGATATAAAAAGAATCCCTTCTTTTTATGAAAGGATGCCAACAAGGCTACGCCTTTGCAGTAAAGCACACCGCCCATGGTGGTGTAATCATCAGTTCTAAAGGTTATACCTTTAATCAATGCATCAGCGACTCTTTCCCTTGGTTGCATCAGCACGCCATTTGGTCGGTGAGTTGCTACCTCAGTAGCAGATTCTAAGTTTTCCATATTCATTCTCCAGTTGTTGTTTAGGGGATTAGGTTTAAATCCCCTTTCACTACGTTCAAGGGGTTTAAACCAATCCTCTTTACCATTTTCGTTCTCTCAACATTCGCCATGGTAGCGTAGGACATAATGCACGTCAACTACTGATTGAATGTGGGGTTGCCGAAGGAATCGTATTGATCTACGAAAAGGTATGATTTATCATACCTCCATGACAGATCAAAAGACAAAGAATCCCATAGGTACACTAAGCGTCAAAGAACGCTTATATGCTAGGTATAAGGCTCAAGGCTATTCCAATGGCAAGAGCGCAGAACTAGCCGGATACAAGGGTGGTACAAGTGCAGAAAAGCAAGGCTACAGACTGTCCAAAAAAGCTGATATACAAGACGAAATCGCAAGGATATTGGCGGAGCAAGAGACTAGGTCTCTTATTGATAGGGAATCACACCTCGATGAACTGGCAAAGCTAAGGGATAAGGCGGTTGATACAGGACAGATCGGCTCAGCAGTAACTGCTGAACACTACCGAGGCAAGGTTGCTAACTTATATACCGAGAGACTAGAAGTCTCAGATGCTAATAAGGAGTCCTCCGATGAGATAATGACTCGTATCAGTAAACTGCTTGGCAAAGAACAGACCGATAAAGATTCATCTTTACACTAGGGAACTGTTTAAACCTTCTCCAAACTGCGCAGGTGACGCGTACCAATGTGTTTACACATTTCCTGCGTAGGCGCATACAGTTTTAGCGACACCCCACCCCCCCTGTACACAAGCGGGACTCCGCGCGCACACATATACATACTGTTTCAAATTTTCACACAGTAAAAAATGAGTTTTATTTAACATAGTATTTACATACCCCACCCCCCTAAACACAGATAAACGCTCTAGGTTCACATGGCTAGAAAAATTTTGCATATAATTTTGGGGATGTGAGGCTAGTCTATGTTAGTTCCTAATAGCTGTTAACCAGCCTCACTGGGTAGAATGGACAGGATTTGTTGAGAGTGTAAGACTGTCCTCTGGAGATACCCTTGCACTACAGTATATAGAGTTGTAATATGGTTGACAATACTACATATGGGTATATCACAGAAACAGTTGAGAGAAGTTATGGGTCATCTTACAGATGACAATCTTGCTAAGCTTAATGGACCGCAACGTAAGGAACTTGACAACCTCATTGTAAATTTAGAGAAGGCAGTTGTAAGAGAGCAGTCGCAAGATAGTTTCTTAGACTTTGCTGATTCTGTATGGCAAGAGTTTATGTGTGGAGCGCATCATAGAAAGATGGCTGAAGCTTTTGAGCGTGTAGCTAATGGTGAATGTAAACGCTTGATGATAAACATGCCTCCTAG